TTCTCAGCCAGATACCGCGCAGCCTTGTCTTCCGGCTTGCGGAACATGTTGAGGAGTTTCTGGCCTCCCTTGGTAGCAGCCGGACCAGCAACACCAATGGCAGTGCCCAAGATTGTGTTGACGGCCAACCGGCCCATGTCATCGCCAATGACGCCAACGCGCTGACCGATACCACCCGTAGAATGACCCGAGGCTGTGACTTCGCCTGCGGCCCCACCAGTGATGCCAAGAGCCCCGACCGTCTCGAGCAACTGTCCTGTCTTGGAGGTTGGTGCGGCTGCTACCATTCCGGCCACACCCTTGGGCGCAACCTTTCCTGCAGCCTCAGCAGCGGCCCGTGCAGTGGGTGCGCCTAATGCAGCACGTGCACCACGGATAACGCCCTGAGCGCCCTTGTAGAGCCCTGTGAAGAGGGGGGTTCCCGCTACAAAGCCTGCACCACCCGATGCTATGTTTCCATAGGACCAGTCATCTTCCATTTCGCGATAGCGCTGGTGCTTCTTCTCAACGTCCGCAAGAGCCTTGTCATAGTCTTGACCGAAGAGTGCGCCACCCGCAGCGACCACCTCATCTCCAAATCCAAACAGCGCATTATCCAACCCATTCAGGATGTAACCCTGCGCTTGCTCGTTCCAGTCTCGGTCGTCAACGACAACATCGGAACCCGGACCCGCAATATCTTCATCAGATAGGGCGGTTGATTTGATAAGTTCATCATCGGACATGGCCTTGGCCGTCCGGCGTGCATTTGCTGCTTTTTGTTCTTTCGTGGGGATGTAGGGCATTACTTGGGCATCCATCCTACCTTGCCAGAGGAATCACGGCCCCAAACGAAGGTGTTTCCATCGGGGGCTGTGTACTCAGTCTTTCCAATGATGCGCTTTTCCTTCGGGGGTAAAACCACCTTGGGCTTTGGACCTGACGATGCGGACGGAGATGGTGGCTTCCCAGGCGCGCCGCCCTCCTCACCTGGCTTCTCGCCACCAAGCGTTATTGGAGCCCCAAACGGAGGAGGCGTCTCACCTCTGGCTCTGGCTTGGCGCACATACTCGTTGTAGTAAATCTGAGCCTGCCGCTGCTTGCGCTGGTACAGGTCTCCAAGGATCTTCCTCATCACCTCCGGGTTCTGAAGTGCAGACCCAGGATCGCCACCCAAAGCCTTCAGAACGCGAACGGCATCGTATTCAGTCATGACGCCGGGGCCGACAATCGTGGTCCTGAACAGACCGAGCAGTGCCTGCACCTGATTGTCAGCAGAGAGCATATTGAACTCTGCCGGCGTGAGGGTTTTGCCACCAAATGCGATCTGCTTGGCCTTTGAGGTTACATCAAGGGCCCAGCGATTGATGCCTGTCGGGAGGTCCTTCACTGTCGCGAAGTACTCGTTCAACGCATCCATACCGTTGATTTCGTTCTGATAGTCCTGCTGCAGCTTGACGTATTGCGTCGGTGTCATCTGCTTTGGAGCGGGGGCCTTTCCACCGGCACGCTTATAGAGCCCATCCGGCGTCTGGTAATAAAGCTGGCCATCATTTGGGTTGAACACGGTCGATATTGGCTGACCATCTGGGCCTTCAATGGTTGGGCCCTGCTGCAACCCGCGCTTGCCAATCGGGCCGGGCGTCTTGAAGGACCTCTCACTTGGATCTACCGGCGCGCTCGCAGGTGTTCCAGGAACTGTCGGATCGGCTTCGCCAGCCGGAGTATCAACGCCATCAGCGTCCCAATTAGGGTCTTCCGCTCCGCCACCTGAACCCTCCCCCTTCCACCTTGGCGAGGGAGCGCCTACCGTCTCCCACGTCTTTGTTTCAGGATTCCACTGCTTGGTTACTACCGCGTTTCCTTCGTAGAAGTTGCGCGTGGTCGGAGCGTTTCCACCATCTGCAGCCGCCGCAGCGGCCTTTCGCAGTCTGTAGTCTAGGGCCTTGTCAACAAGCTCAGGATCGCCGGATTTCATCCAGTCATCCATCATCTTGTCAAAGTCACCCCCAGAGGTTTCGAACCCGCCCTGAACAACCTTGCGCCTGCGCTCTTCGATCTTCGCCTGATCCTCATCCGCGCGCTTGTCCATCCATGCGCCTGCGATCTGAGAAACCGCATTGGCAACCGCCTGCATCGGATGGTTGACTTCCTGCTGCTTGCCCATCAAGGCTTCGGCAAGCTTGCGCCTTCGCTCAATGGAGGATGCAGAGGGGAAATCTCCCTGTTCACCCTCAGGCTGTCCGGTCGGGGTTTGGCCACCCTCCCCAAACATACCGCCCCCGTTGATATCCACGGGCGTGAACATGGGCGCAACCTGAGCAGGTTGGTCCGGGCTTCCCACCCCGCCCACGGTTCCGTTTGGAAACATGGGAGGCTGTTCATTCCCGAAGTCTTCAGGGGATACGAACCCCGGAGGACGCTGCGGCTGGAGGAATGGATTGTTCTGCCACGTGACGACCATTTAGGTATGTTCCTGAGACTTAACCGCCAAATGCCTTGCGCATGATCGCTTCAATCAGGACTTGGCGCTTTCGATCATCTTCCGGATTGCCGCTCTGTGGCTGGGCCATCCCGGCCTTTACACCAACGCCAGGGTCCATTGCGCCATTGCCCATGTTCGGCTTCTGACGTGGAGTTGGAACTTGGCCCGTATCAGACGGTGCACCCGCCTTCATCTCAGGCTTGCCAAATCCACGGGAGAACCCCTGACCGAACCCGTCCTGCTCCTGATAGGTCGGAGCTTCAATCTGCGGGGCGGGCATACCTGCCGTGGGTCCAAGATCCTGAATACCCGTGGGCGAACCCGGCTGGAATGCACCCATCGTGAAATCAGGCTGCGGGCCTGAGAACGGCATGTTCTGCACACCTTGTGCACCCTCGGGGCCACCGAACGACGGGCCGAGGTTCATTCCCGAACCCACCCCACCCTGTCCCGGCTGAGGAGCGGGTATTCCCCCACCCTGCGGGTTCTGGAACATCTGCGCCATCAACTGCGCTTGCTGGTTGTTGTTGTAGAATGACATAGGGGACTAACCTCCTGGCGGCTTGAAAATGGGGGCGCGTGGCTTTGCCATCTGGGGCATCGGCCTACCTACCTGCGGCTGACCCATTCCACCCTTTGGCTGACCCGCACGGGCCATTACAGAGCGAATGAGTGCTGTACGGCCCGGAGATACCCCCGGAGCCCCACCGGGCGCTGGCTGAGGCGCTGGGGGCTGGTACTGCATGACCGGGGGAGCCTTCCCGTCTCCACGGTCTACGGGATTAATCGCCGTACCACCCGTACCAAGGACATTCGGCTGGACCTGCGGGCCCATGGGAACGTTCTTGGGGTTGGACTGAACCGGCATCATGCCCGGGCGCATCATGGTGTCCTGCATGGGATTGGCGGGGAGCACTTGAGGGCGTCCCGTATTTGGAAGTAGTGGGGCCATATTCTATTCCTCGATCCTCGATCTCATGAGTGCAGTTACAAGGCGTTCCCGCTCTTGGGGAACGAATGGTACGGTTGGGTTCTGGACGACAGGGGGCGTTACAACTGTTCCCGTTCCTCCTCCTCCCAAATCAGTAGGTGGGGGTGTAACCGGAGGGGTTACAGGCGGGGTAACGGGGGGCGTGACCGGAGGAGATACGGGTGGGGTTACAGATGGCTGCAACATTCCCGCCGTCTGATAGGTCGGGAACTGAGGTTGCGTTGTAAACCCCTGATATGAACCTTGGACTTTAGGCATTGCGCCTGTTCTCCAACTTGTTGACCTTCCTCGCTAGTTGCTGAGTGGCGGCCATGTTTACGCCCACCGCATCCACAACCGGAATGGACTTCCCATCTCCAAGACCAAAGAACCCCTTGAAGTCCTGAGCCATCGGGCCGACATGACGCTGCCCGTTGTCACCCGGAACAACTCCGGGCTTATACTCCCAAGACTTGACGGGAATTTTCTCAACGCCCTTCAGGATGGAATTTGCCGGCTTCACGTTCTGCTTCTTGTTCTTGTCGGAGAGAAGCGCCGCACCAAGCGAACCAGCAATTGAACCAATGCCCGACCACATCGAGTTGTTCTGCTGCTGACGCTGGTTGTAGGACTGCAACTGCGCGTTATACGAGTTCCAGATATTGCCCTGAACGTCCGGGGCCTGAACTCCCTGCGTATAGATATTTCCACCCTGCACAGTCGGGGTCTTGGGACTTGCACCCAAGAGAGTAGCAACTCCCTGAGCGGGGGCGTTGTACTGAAGCAATGCCTCGTTGGTCATTGCCTGACGTGCGTTCTGGGCAAGCTGAGCGTTCTGGAGTTCTTCCGAGATGATGCCCTGTCGCGCCTGCTGTTGGACTTGGCCCTGCTGGAGTTGTTCAGCAATCGCTCGAGACCGTGCATCGGTTCCCAATCCATACATACGGGACTGTTCCTGCGCACCCGCGCTTAGAGCGTCCGCAGACAGACGCGCCATCTGTTCGTATTGCGAGCGGTTGAGACGGTCCATTTCTCCATTATAGGCCTCACCCGTGATGGGGAGGCCCCGATTGGCGAGCATCTGCTGGGTGGCCCGCTGCTGGCTTTCAAACTCGGGGCGCATCAGGCTCATGCCGCGCTCAAACATGGCGTTCTGATAGCTATCCCGATCAGCAGAGAAATCACCCGAGCCTGGAGCGTTCGGGACATTCGCCATGTTCAGCCCGTACATGTAGTCTGGGGCCCCGTTAAGGTCCAAACCAGTCGTGTAGCCGGGGAGATTGGTGGGGAGGCCGAATGGGCCTGTGGGGACTGAACCCGCTAGCTGGGCTGCTGCATTACTCAGTGTTCCCTGCAATTGGGTCTGGGCATCAAACGCGGCTTGCTGCTGGGGAGAGAGGCTAACCCTCTGCGCAATAGGAACGCCCTCGGAATCCTTATCGAACGTGATGTTACCGTAGGGCGTGTATTGAGCGAGGTTGTTTAGCTTGGAGCTTTCCTTGGCAGACTTGATGTACGCATCCGCCTGCGCCTGACTGGTCTTGACTGGATCTGGCGCTGCGGGAGCGCTACCGCTCGACTTACCCAACTTTGATCTCCTTGATCCACTTGCACTCGTCCTTCAGCATCCCGAGAACGAACGCATCATGCTTTCCGTCATACGCTTTGCGCGCCCTGCCTTCGATCCTGAAGCCAAGGCCCGTATTCAGTTTGATTGCTCGAGGGTTATTCTCCCCGATGATCAGTGTCATCCGCTCTAGCCCCTGTTGGACGAACGGATAGTGAAAAAGAGCCTTGAGAACACCCTTCCTGCACCACTTGGGGCTTGATGCAGCGAACGTCAGTTCGCAGTCGAATTGCCTCCAACGGTGATAGACCGCCCCCGCTATGAGCTTATCCCCCTCGGATATGCCAATCGTTGTGAAGGGACCAAACTCCTCCACCCCCATCTTCTGGGGGAGAAGGGAGATCACGAATTCTGCGATCTCACAGTCTTTATTGAAAACGAGGTTTAGACGAGGCCGGCTGGTTTCATCACCATGCTTGAGGACCTCCAACTTACGCTTTGGGCTGACAGGGATACTCGCAACCTCATGGAAGCTGAGTAGCCCAGCCCGTTCACGCCTTGCCATCCCTTTACCGATTGGGTCGCTCCGCCCCATACATCTACATCCCATATAGCCTCGTCCCAGATACCTCCGCTTGCAACAGCAGAAGTTGAGACGGATGAAGTTGGAACGGAGATGTCAAAGTCCGTCCCGATTGAAATCAAAGCACCTGGATCGCTTACGCACGCGAAGATAACACGCGCCATCGTGAAGTTCTTCAGACGATCCGAAGACCCGAAGAAATTCCATGCGGTCTGAGCGTCCGATACAATGGCGGCTCCGTTATCCGAATACCCGTCATTGCACTTGTAGATCTTCCCATCTGTACCGCCCGCGTACAGGTCATCTTCAAACAGGGCAAAGATGGGAAAATTCCAACCCGTGAACTTGCACCAAGATTGTGTATCTGTATTCATCACATGCTGGTCAAACGCACTCGTAGACCGAGGCACGTTGAAGATGAGCATGCGTCCACGGGGGTAGAAGATTGCTTGCCATCCCGTGTTATCCCGGTAAAGGCGCATGGCCTCGGATACCGCGAGGCTGATCTTGTCCGAGAGGTCAAGGCTGGATGGCTGGGTTCTTCCGAATGGGAGAACCTTGGTCAGAGGGGTATATGCCCCATCCGTAATTGCAATCAGATCCGAGCCAAATTGAACTAGGCTGGAGCTTCCAATTGGCGGGCCGATGTAGAACGTCCCTACCCGGTTCCAATCCGTCGCAGATCCCGGATCAGAACCTTGGTAGATAATCACCTCGCCTGAACTCAGGAAGAAGGCGATCAGATCGTCCTGACCTGTACCGCCATCACTTGTGATGGTCCCGATTGCCTTGAGCACCCCACCAAACGAGCCCGTGTACTTCAGGGGAAACTTGGTAAGGCTCCCGGTGATTGCCTGTAACCCTGCGTACCAGAAGTTCAGCGTGTTCTTTTCAATGAAGAAAAGACGCTCCTTGAACACTGTAACGTCGGAGAGATTTGCGATGGTAAGGCCGGACCCGGTCCACGCCGTGGATATGAGGCTGGACCCATCATAATCCTGCGGGGCGTCGGTTCCGTTTACAAGGAATAGGCGCTCGGAGAAGTTTACCCACTTCCAACGGTTCTGGCTAAACCCAGTTCCAATGGTTGACGGGGTTGAGGTGGAAACGTCGATAAGTTTCCCGTTTACCCCAGCAATGAGTTTTCGACTTGTTGCCGCCTTCCACTCCGCCAAGGTCTGAACGGAGAAGCTACCCTCCGCCGTATTGCAATGCAGCGTGTATCCGTTTCTGGAAACCACATCTGACTGCCTCGGAAACCAGTTATCCAGAATAACCGCATCGGAAGGCTTCATGCTGTCGAGAGCGTCTCGAGCATTCCACCCACCCACCGGAGGCGGCAAGGGTCGCTCTACGGCTGCGGGACCGCGACTGACCTGCCTGCCTCGAACCTGGAGCATTTACTTCCTGCGCTTTGGTGCGTTTACGATGGCGTCTTCAATGTCATCGCGTACCGATGCTGTCTTGGGTGTCGTCCCCTTTGGGAGATCAAAGGGCTTGCGGGGCTTCTTGGGAGGGCGCGGGGTTTCCCACGGCTCGTGGGGCTTGCGCGGCATGACCTTCGCACCCGTTGTCTCTGCTGGTTTGGCAAACATGCGCTTGATTGCGCCGCCCGCCTTTGAAATCACTGGAGCCAAAATCCCACCTCCGATTGCACTTGCTGCCGCGAAAGGTGCAATGGATTCATCGTCCATCACAGCCTGCACGCGCTTGTCAAACCCACCCTCAGCCTCGCCCGCATCCATGACGGCAAGAGATGCCGCACCTGAACCTGCCAGACTTGCAGCACCTTCTGCTGCTCTACCTGCCCCCGTGGCAGCCTCTGCAGGAAGCCCAATCACACGACGCCCGCCCTTGATAACCTTGTCCACGCCCTTTGTAAGCCCGGAGAAGATGGGGCCTCCAGAGAGAAGGCCTGCTGTAGTCCCCACCACGCTGCGGGGGGAAAACGGAGCTTCGTACTGCGCATCCTCTTCCTTGATGCGGCGGGCTTCTTTCAAGTTATCGTCATATGAGCCTTGGCCTGTAATGGCACCTGCTCCTGCCACTACCTCATCATCAAATCCGAGGAGTGGCCACGAGAGGCCATTGAGTATCATTGCCTGATACTTTTCGTTCTCAGGGCGGGGGTCATTCTCATCCGGGTCTGCCATCTGCCAAGTTTCCGGCAACTCAGGCAGGAACCATGACATATCGGGGTTGCCGTCCTTGTTGGACTGCTCCCACTTCTTCTTTCTGTATTCGTAGGAGGAACTATCGTCAGCGTAAGGGTCTTCGTATCCCATCCCTTGGAGCGCATACGACCACCACGACCTGTTGTCCTGGTCGGGGTTGTTGGCGTAATACGTTTCCTTCCGCTCCTTCATGGAGGGTTGGGTAAAGGGAAGATCAGCGTCGGTAATGGTTCCGTCCTGATACTTCTTGTAGAGAACCTTGGCCTCTTCCGGATGCTGCTCCGCCCACTGGGCGATCTGTTCTTCGCGCGAGAGTGAGGGCGGTCTGTACGGCATCTACCCTACCCTCTAACGACGACGCGGCTTCTTGCGACGCGGCTGCTTGGGAA